GCCGAAGCCCCAGTCTTTTAATATACTAGTTTAATAACATGAAGTTATTAGCACCTTGAGTAATTAAACATCTTTCAGATAAGTAATTAACTCTCATTGCATCCAACTCAGATGTCTCAGCTCCAACAGAACCAGTAACCCAAGTTTTCAACTTTCTGTTATCAGTCTGTGAAGCTCTGTAACGAACGTGTAAGAAAGGACGTTTAAGGTTCTTTCCTAATTGTTGATCATAAACAGAAGATACACCAGCTGGTACAATAACACCTCTGATTGCATCAGCAGCAGCACGTGAATTGATTGCACCACGAGAACCACCGTCATTTAAGTATTTCCAGTCAGACTTGTAGAAGTCGTAAGATCCTCTACGGAATCCAGAGAAACCTAAGTTTAAAGCCATATTCTCATCGTTGTCGAATACCCCGTAAGAAGTACCACCAGCACCGTAAGAATTCATAGAAGCTAACATATCATCAATAGCAAGAGCTGTTCCTCTATTAACAAACATCATATTCTCTTCAATAGCACCTTGAGAGTCAAATTCAGCTAAGATAGCATCAAATTCGGCTAAGTCAGTAGCAGCATTAACACCAGTTACACCAGAAGATTGATTTCCTCTATCCTTGATAGCGTCAAATAAACCTTGTGTACCGATAGCAGATGCATCAGCTAATCCCATACCACCACTAGCAACAGCAGTACTATCGATTGTGTTACCAGCAGCGCCTCTAACACCTTCCAAACATTGCATCTCTAAGTTGTCAGTAAAACGCATACGTGTTTCACCCTCAGCTTTTAGGTACCATAAGTATCCACTAGCACCATCTTCACCAGAAACCTCAACCCAGCCTACAGCCGAAGAATCAGAACCAGAAACGTGGTACATATCTCTAATAATAATTGGTTTGTTAGAGAACGATACGTGAGCAGGTTCGTTAGCTGTAGTGTAAGGAGTATCCGAACCTTTAGCCCATTCAGAACCAACTTTAAGTACAGTAACATCTACATCACCCATTGCAATACCAGCGGTAGATGCGTGTGCTTTCTCGTAAGGTAGGATTGTAATAACATCAGAACCATCATCAATAGATACTCTACCAACGTATGTTACGGTAGCAGAAGCTACTACACAGGTATCACCTATACGTAAACCATGCTCATCCTCTACATAAGTAGCGTTAGACCCAGCGTGGCCAGTGATTGTTACCTCTGAAGCAGAAGCGTCAATAGTACCCACATAAGCTAAGTGTAATCTACCTTGTTCAGACCATACGACTTGATCAGCCGTCATAGACTCTTCAGCTCCTACTTGTGAAAGAAATCCTGAAACTGTTCTGTTACCGAACACTTCAGCTTCCTTATCCATAAGGTCTGGTAAGTATTGTTGTGCCCATCCATTACCACTAGCTGTGAAGTCAATGTAATTGGAGTTTAGCGTATTTTGCGACGCACTTGGGACACTATTTAAGTTGTCTCCTGCAGTAATTGCCATGATTTTTTAATTTAAAGTTTAATTATTCTTTTTTCTAATCTTGAATTTGAAATCATTTGAACCCTCACCTAATACTTTGACTTTTACACCACTTATGTTTGTTTCACCATGAGTGCTTCTAGCATTTACGTTAATGTTCTTGCCTTTAGCTACAGTATCTTTGATTGCATCTGCCTTCCCTTGCTCATAAAAGTGTTGGGCTACAGAATCGGCATTCATTGCTGTAAATAAAGACTTGTGATAACCCTTAGCGTCATTCATCTTATTATCTTTATCCAAAAACTTTTGGACGAAGTTGTTAAGATCGCTTTGGTTATTTTTAACATCATCTACGTTCTTAACGTTAAACCTATACTTCTTATCGCCGACACTATAGTCAAAACCTTTGAACTTGTCATCGAATAGATTGTTGGTTTTTTGTTGAAAAACCTGCTTGTTAGTTTCTGTTAGTTTTTTAGTCTCTTCAGATTCCTTATTGTAACGATCGAAGAAGTTAACTGCTGTTTGCTGCTCACTGGTGAGTTTGCTTCCAGCTTTAATCTCTTCGTAATATTTAGACTTTTGCCCGTCTATATAGGCTTTCGCTTCAGCAACTTGCTCTTTCAAAGCGATTTTCTTTGATCTTATATCTCTGTCATCATCTACATCCTCATCGAAGCCAAATTTATCTTCCAATAGGAAGTTTCTTTCTTCAGCGGATAGATGAGGTTTAGTTTTCTTGTAATATTCCTCGAGCACTTCAGAGTCATCTAATTTAGAGGTGTCTCTATTTAAGTTAACGTAGTCACTTAAATCTCCACCAGTATCCTCCATGAAGTCCATTAACTTTTGGATATTCTCAGGTAAAGGTTTTCCAGTTGCTTGTGCTTCAGCTATTGCTTCCTCCACTTGCTCCTCTACTTCTTCAACCTCTTCGTCGGTTATTTCTTGTAGTACAGCATCTTCCGATACTTCAGTGGTTACCTCAGGTTGCTCTGTAACCTCTTCTACAACCTTATCAACCTCCACCTCTTCTTCCTGGACGGGTTGTTTACTTAAGTCCACTTTAATTACATTGTCATCTCCAGCACTTTCAAACATTGATTCATCTACAATCTCTTCGATTGCAACCTCTTTATCTTCTACCATAATAAAATACTATAAAATTAAAAACTATCTTGGGGTAAACTTATCTAATCCAAGTCCTCCACCGACTATATCATTACCTGATGACTCGAACTTTTTAAGTGATTCACCCTTTTTTATTGCTTGTTTATTTTCTGCTTGCTTATCTATTCGAACATCTTTCCTATCTTCCCTTTGGTTTTCCCGGTTGTTCAAGGTTTCATTCTCTAATCCATTTAGCTTAACATTCAAGTCAAACTCATGGTTCATTAAGTCTTTCTTAACAAAAGCCTCTTGCTCAAGGAAAGCTATCTTTAATTTATTTTTAGTTTCTTCAAGTTGACCTTCTATATCTGCTTTAGCTTTCTCTTTCTGAGTCTCAGCCTGTGCTGCTGCTTGTTGAGCTTGGATATTAGCATCTGACTGAGCTTTTATATTCTGCTGTTGTACTTTTTGGTCTCGCTCAGCTTTCTTCTTCCTCTTGATCTTTAATAACTGATTAGCTAGTTTAATGTTCCTAACATCCCTGAGGTCAATTGCATCGTCTAAATCTATTAGTTTCTGATTCAGAGCCATCTGTATATTATTCTCTAACATCTGCTTCTCCTCCTCATCTGGCATTAGTTCTATGAATATACCGAAATCATATAAGTGTAAATCTCTCATCTCATCCAGTGTAGCTACGTTATGAGATCCTATGGATTGTATGAAAGCATCCTTAGTCGGTGAGTACTCTAGTATGTCTGATATTCTAAGGGATAGAGCTTCAGCTGTTTCTGAAGTTAATAATAACATAGATTGTAGTATATGTCTAGTAGCTACATTAGAATTGGCTGCTGCTAGTTTTTGCACGCCAACCAGCGAATTCTTATCTGGAGTAGAAGCATCTCTAGCTTCGTTTAACCCAGTGACATCTCGTATCATTTGCAAGTAATAGTTGTATGTAGTTATAAGACTTTGTATCTTATTTCCACCACCACCGTTTTGTATCTGCTGAATTGGTATCTTCCCAGGGTTGGTATCACCTTCTGAAGTAAATGACCTACCTATAACTGAACCAGTCTGGAAGAACATATTTAAAGCTTCTTGGGGAGAGTAATTAGTCCCGTTACCTAAATCGATCTCAGCTAAACCATCGGCATCAAGGTATACTCCATCTGGCACCATCCTAGACATCACTTGTTGTAACTTTAAATGCGTAAGCTGAATCATATCAGCAAACCCAGTTATCCTACCGACTAGTGATTCTATCTTGCCATTGTACATTCTAGGTGCTACGATACTATAGTTCATTCTAACTTTATTAAAATTAGACTTAGTACGCATCATGTTCTCAGCCATCTCCCATTTTAATAGCTTATCGGTGCCTAGAATCAATACTCCTTCGTATAAACACTCTACCACTCGTTCTAGCTTGGAATAATCACCATCCATATTTGTTGGTGGGTTAAAGGTATCATCCTTTTCTATGACCTTACTAGCACCTGACCCAGTTTCTTTTACTTTATAGGTGTTATTCTTATGTGTCTTATAATTAAAGTATAACACACTAACTTTATTATTATCCCTATTAGCACTGTATCTACCTATAGAAT